CCACAAGTAAACATGTCGTACACATAAACATCTCCCATGCTTCTGGACGAATTGGCGGAATAGAAGTCATCGGTGACATCCAAACCCTCTTCATTCTCATTGTAAACGAGATTTTTGTTGAATGGATACCAATGATTGAACGTGCGAATAACACCGCGATCATTGGAGGACTTTATCTGCCGCGTCTGGTCAGATATGACATTAACCCGCTCACGGTTAACCTTCGCATCGAAAGAGCTGGTGTAATCGGTACCGATCTTTCCCTTAAAGACAACGGACTTGATCTGATCGCCGATGACAGCTGAACGAGGATCGGTGATGTCGAGTAAATTCGGATAAAAGCGACTGTAACCATTCGAGGATTCGTGGAACAACTGTCCGACACCATGAGTTGGAGTGTCAACAGTAATGAGGTCGCTACCCTTGTAACAGAACACGACACGTCGCCATATCCAAGGCTGAGGAGAGCCAGTCAAAATGGTGATACGTTCTTTCAAACCACGCATGTAACATGACGTGGCAGTACGCATAGTGTCGTTCTCCACCGTAGCTGAATCACCACCAGGCATGACCTTCTCACGAGCAGTAGCGATCCAACAGAACTCGTAATCGTTATTACCTTTCATTTCCACAGGAGCTGAATTAGGATCAGCTGAGAAGGGCGTACCAGTCCAAACCTGCATGCTGTCTTGCTTTTTCCGGGATGTAATATCCAGGATACGCTTGCGAGTGGACTTCATTGGACGACGTCGGTATGCTGACCGAACGGTAGACCGGACGACTCGCTTCTTGATGTAACGTCGGTTGCGTCGAAGGGGGCGGGGTCGACCACGTAACCCCTTTTTAAAAGTGGAGTACGCCATGATGAAAAGTGCTGACCGGTACAGAGATAACTCTGGGGGGTCGAGCAGTATTTATAGTGACGGCTGTCACCGTCACTGGAGGTATAATATTAGTTTCCTCCAGTGACTCAGTGACTCATGAGCTTCGACTTCTATGCCCGTTATGGCCTCTTTACATACGCACAGTCTGCAGAACTCTGCCATTGGGCGGTTCTTGACCATTTTACGACAATTGGAGCTGAGTGTATCATCGGCAAGGAGCTGCATGTTGATGGCGGGACTCACCTACACGTGTTCGCTGATTGGGGAAGAAGAAGACGTTTCCGCAGAGCAGATTTCGCGGATGTTCTTGATCACCACCCTAACATTGTCCCGTCACGCGGAACTCCAAGCGGTGGATGGGATTATGCGACGAAAGATGGAGATATCGTTGCAGGGGGACTCGGACGACCAGACGACACAAGCATGGCTCCAAAGGATGAGAAATGGCATCGGATCCTGGACGCGTCAACTCGAGATGAATATTTTGAGCTACTCAGAGATCTGGCTCCTGCGGACTTGGCCAAGAGTTTCCCAAGTCTACTGCGATATGCTGACCACCGGTATGCACTACGGGAGCCAACATACGACGGGCCCGTCAGAGGAGACGGAAGATTTGATCTATCAGCGTATCCTGAGCTGCTCGAGTGGAGCGAAAGACTTGATAATGAGCCTGGAAACTCATCTCGTAAGTTTTTTTCATATACTTTAGCAAGCGCACTATGGGCGGAGCAGTGTCACACTCGGGTATCGGACTAAAGTCCTCACTTCGGTCGCTAACGCTCCCCTCGTTTCCCGTAGGCAGAGGTCAATCACTTGTCATCTTCGGAGGGACCCGTCTCGGAAAGACTACTTGGGTCAGATCACTGGGAGACCACATCTACTTTGGTGGACTTTTCAGCGGAGGAGCTGCAATCACCGGCCGATCTACTGCGAGATACGCCGTATTCGATGACATTCGAGGAGGAATTAAGTTTTTCCCGGGTTTCAAGGATTGGCTTGGATGCCAGTCCAATTTCATGGTCAAACAGCTCTACAGAGAGCCTACATTAATACACTGGGGTAAACCAAGCGTGTGGATATCCAACACGGACCCACGCATGGACATATCACCGGAAGACGTTGAATGGATGGAGGGAAACTGTTTATTCGTTCACGTAACTAGTCTCATCTTTCGTGCCAATACAGAGTAGCTGTAGGCAACAATCTTAACTCGTCGTTCACACCACCGCCTAACCCACAAGTAAACATGTCGTACACATAAACATCTCCCATGCTTCTGGACGAATTGG